GGCGGCGACGGACGACCCCGGGCACGTCACCGCCGTTGCGCCGACGCCGATAGATCGTCAGCTCAGCCACGGGCGACCACCTGGACACCGATGCCGTTACTCCCCTGGACGTTCGGGTATGTCACTACCAGGTCAGCGGGAGAGCCTGCGGTGCGCTTCGCGAGCGTCACCGTCTGGTAATTCAGACCGTCCTGCGCCGCGAATTCCAGCTTCTCCCAGCCCTCCGAGACCGTGACCTGGTCCGAAGTTTCGCCCGCACTCGTGCGCTCGAAAGTGAAGCCGAGCGCGAGACCCGTGCCGGCGAGCGCGGGCGCCGTACAGGTCTTGGTCTCGACCGGCTCGGCCTGTCGCTTTTTGACGGTGCCGGCCTCGATGCGGGAGGCACCGCGTACGGCGGCTGCGGCCCATCCGATCTCTGCGTTCTGCGACATCGTGATCGTGATCGTTGGTGCCCAGGGGCCGGTGATGATGGTCGCGCTCATCGTTCCAACCCAGTACGGATCGACGAGGGTCGTCCAGCCCTGCGGGAGGCTCACGGTCGCGCGACCTCCCTGTGCCTTCTCGTTGATACCCAGGATGATCTTGTCGCCTGCCTTGCCGTCGATCTTGACGGTGATGGTCTGGCCGACGACAGAGCCCGAGGCGTGCGCAATGACGGTGGGGCCGGTGGCGGGCGCGGGGCCGGGTGTCGGGGTCGGTGGCTGCGCGGGCGACGCAGCGGCGGCGAGGAAGTACAGCGCGCCGTCTGGTAGGCGCTGGGCTTCTGCTTCGGTGGCGACGACGGTGATGCCGACGCCTGTGAGCGCGGACTGCAGCTCAGCCTTGGTGGCTAAGCCGGTCAGGTCCGAGGCGTGGGCGACGCCCGCGACGTCACCCTTTGTCGCGTACCCGGACAGCTCGGCCTTGGTCGCGAGGCCCGTTAGGTCGGAGCGCTTGGCGACGCCGACGACCTCGTCCTTCGTCGCGTATGCCGTGAGGTCGGCGCGGGTGGCGAGGTCTGCCACCTGGCGAGTGGTCGCGTAGCTGCCCAGTTCCTCGCGGGTCGCGAGGCCCCGCAGCTCTGCCTTCTTCGCGTAGTCGGTCAGGTCGACTCTCCCGCCTGCGGCGGCGGTTGCTACCTCGGACTTCGTCGCGTAGCCGGACAGCTCAGCCTTCGTCGCGAGAGGCGCGAGCGCGCGCGCGATCGCCTTATCAGTGCCCTGCTTCGTGTAGAGCGTCGGTCTTGCTGCCATAGGTCATGCTCCGATCTCGAGGGTGTCTCCGTCTCCGGCGAGCGCGCCGTTCAGGGTGAGGGTGTCTCCGTCTCCGGCGATCTCGACACCGCCCGCACCAGGGACAGGCGCGGGAGACGGGGTCGGCGACGCGGCGCCGGAGAAAATCTGCGCCAGTTCGTACGCGACACCCGGACGCAGGGACACGGTCGCCTCGCGAAGCGTGCGACCCGGGATCGCGAGACGCAGATGCACCTGCGTCTCCGCGCGAATATCGAGCGGGAGGACAATCTGCCCTCGCACGTCGGCCTGTCGGGCCACCGGCCCGCCCGCGAGGACAGCGAAGTTCTCGCCTGTCCCCGCGAGCGTGGCGACGATGTAGGCCTGCGGCTCGGGAGTGCCGTCAAGCCTGCCGACAGCACCAGTAATGGTGGTCGTCACTGCTGGTTCACTTTCTCTTCGAGTTTGTCGAGACGCTCATGCAGGCGCGCGTGCGCGTCGTGCGAGTGCTCATCGATTGTCCGCTGCGCCGCCTCACGAGCCACCCTCTCGTCGTGGATCTCCTCCGCCATGCGACCGCCTCGTTCATCGATCCTGCCGACGCGAGACTCCACGGCTTCTAGGCTCTTGCCGTGATTGCTGAGCGTCGTCTCGACGCGGCCCAGCTGATCGGCGAGCGTCCCAACATGGCTGGTAAGCTCGCCGATCTGATCCGAGACCGCATGCACGGTCGCGATCGCACGATCAAGATCGTCCCGGATGTTGGTGTCGTGATCATTCGAGACCTGTGCGTCCGCCGAGAGGGCGGCAGCGCGCGCCTCCTCGACACCCTCGAGGACGTGCGCGAACTTGGCCTCGAGCCAGCGGCGCACCTGGCTCGCGACTAGTGCAACGACGCCCGTCATCGCGACGAGGACCGCGACGACGAGCGCGGCGAGCGCGTCTGCCACCTTCGGATCCGCCAGTAGCTCAGTCACGGCTGGCCTGCGAGGCCCCGTCAACTACCCGGGTCGAAGGAACAGAATCAGCTGCGGCGCGAACCTCCTCGACAGACTCGCCGCCGGGAGTCACCGCGCCGACCCAGTCAATCAGGGTCACGCCGTTAATACGGACGGCGGATAGCACCTGGAACACAGACCAGGCGATGCCCAGGAACACTCCCGCCTGAGCGATCAGCAGGCGCCAGGTCGCCGGGTAGGTTCCGGAGACCCAGACGGCGAGTGAGACGACGACCGCGACGGCGGCGAGCAGGATCTTACGGCGGGCGGGGGTCCAGTACGGGCGGTCCAACGCTGCCTGTATCATCGGCCAGATCAGGCCGACGACGACAGTCATCAGGAACGGGTCCGTGTGAAGCCCGAGAAGCAGGTCGTTCATTGTCATTCCCCCTTGTCCGCGCCCGCGAGCGCTGTGTTAATCGCGTTGTTGGTGACAGCCCCGTAGATTTCGTCGTCGTCGACGCCGACGGCGCGCTGCAGGTTGCCGACGACGCGGTCGTGCGCCTCGTCTGAGGCATCGCCCCAGACACCGTCAGCCTCGGTACCGATGACGGACTGGACGTACTCGACCCCGAAGGGGAACTGGCGTCCGCCCCAGCTAGAGGCGGCGACGACGGCATAAATGCGCTTCGTCGTGTCGGGGCCGACCACGTTGTCAGCGGTCGCGCCGACTGCCGACTGGAGCGCCGTGACGTCGGTGTAGCCCGAGGAGGTGGTCGCGTCGCCGTAGTGCGGGCGGATGACCGCGCACACCGAGGACCAGTCTCTGGTCCTACGCCACACGCCGCCGCCGTTGCTCTGCGATCCCGCAGCGCCGGAGCTGGTATTGAATTCAATGGTCTGGATCCAGCCACCATAATTTGCCTCGATGAGGCCGACGTGGTCGGCGATGCCGTCGTCGTCCCAGTCGAAGCAAACCAGGTCTCCGGGCGCTGCCTGGGTCATGGGGGAGACGAGTCGGCCTTCGCGCGCGGCTGCGTTGATCCCGTAGGGGACATACGCAAAGTCTCCTCCGGGCAGGACGGACTTGTCCTCATTGTCAGTCGCGCACCAGGATGCGCCCATCGCGCAGAAAGGCACGCCTGACGTACCGTAGTACGCGCCGTGCCGCTTGGCGTACCAGCGTCCGTACTTCGACCCCTCTTCGGGGTCATCCCAGCGCGTATATCCAATTTCGCCTGCCGCCCATCCGAGGACGTTCTGTGCGGTCATAGTCATCGCGTGGCCTCCGTCTGCTCGTAAGGGATGTAAATCGGGGCGACGACGTCGGGCGGCGTATCCGTCGCGGGCGTCATCGAAGCCATGAGCTGCTCAATGGTCGGTTCCATTTGTTTTCTCCTCTTGGGTGTAGGAAAGCCCCCGGACGGGCTTGTCCGAGGGCGTGAAAGATCAGGTGGGGTGTCAGTAGCCGACTGCAACCCAGGAGTATGCGTGACGGCCAGCGGTCGTGACCCCCGGCAGCATCGCACGGAAGCCATTCCTGGTCATCGAGTCAAGGCAGAACTGCTGGGCATTCTTGAAGTTCCAGCCTCCCGACCCCGTCCCATACAACGGCGTGAGCGTGACAGATACGCACTCGGTCGGGAAAGGCGTCTGGAATGTCACAAAGTCAAGATATAGATTCCCGAACGCAACCTCCGTCGCCGATGTCGCGACCCTGCCCGCCTTGATGAGGCCATTCCGCACGCCGGCGCTCAGGCCACTGCCGACAGGCACGTCTCCTGTCGCCGCCAGCTCCATCTGCAGATTCGACTCGCCCGACCAGCGACGACCATCCCACACGCGGATAGCGTTCAGATCGGTCCTCCAGACATACACAGGCTGCGCAGGGGACGCGGTGAGGCCCACGCCCGCGAGCGCGGCGACGTACTGGGAGGCAGCGGTCTCGGACGCGCAGGCCTTGTACGAAGGAATGGACAATGACAGGTCGAGGAGATCCTGTCGGCGGGCCGGGTCGGTAGGGGAGGGCACCTTGTGTCCGCGCTGGTCCTGGTAGCTCATTGCGCACGCCTTTCTACGGGTTTAACTGGGAGCGTTTCTGTGTAGTCGATGTGGAGGGCCGCGCTATCGCCGCCCTTGATGATGCCGCCATAGGCCGCGCCGACGAGCGCGAGGCCAGCGCCAGCGGGGATCGTCTTTGCCAGGGCCGTAATGTCGACCTGCGCCTGCGCGGCGCTCACGTTGATCGTCTGCGTCGCGCCGGTAGGCTGCGGACCCGACTCCGAGTAGGAGGCGGGCTGGATCACGAGCGCCCAGGGCGGGACATGCGACGCTGGCCGGACGGTGATCAACGCCCGGGTGATCGTGATCGTGCCGAGGGCTTCGAGCTGGCGACCGTAGGTGACGAGACCTCGGAGCCGCTGGCCTGCTGGGTTCGTGCCCTGCCAAGCGCCGCCGTCGCCGTACCTCGACCAGCCCGCATTCGTCCAGGTACCCATCCACTGCGGCGTGAGCACCGCGTGCCTGGCGACCGGCTTAGGCTCAGGAGTTTTCGGGATCGCTGGGAGCGGGCCTTCAGGGGCCGGGGCAGGCCCCAGCGCGTGGACGGGCCTCCCCGTGTCCGGGTCGAGGAGCACGTGCGCGGTCTTGACGCCGTTCCAGTTGACGGCGGTCGCGGG